AAGATGGTGAATGGAACGGAGATATTAACGTAGGTCAAGTTACAACAGAAATAAATAATTTATCGGATACAGATTATACACATCTTAGTATCTTGACAGACATGCTAGTATCTGCTATTCCTTTAATGGAGCAAGACAACGAGATTAGAAGTAGACTCTATAAACTAGCACAAGAACAGTTCGGTGAGGGTGAGAAGCCAGTTGTTACTGAACGAAAAGGAAACGTATTGAAAGTAAACTTTAAGTAGAAGGAGACACGAATGGTAGACACAATAACATTAACAGACGGTGAACGTACAATAACACTTGATGATCCTGTGAATAGTCCAAAGCATTATAACCAAGCAGGTATTGAATGTATTGATGCCATTCGTGCTGCTACTGATGAAGGTTTTGAGTACTATCTACAGGGTAATATTATGAAGTACCTGTGGAGATACAAGTACAAGAATGGATCAGAGGACTTGAAGAAAGCCCAATGGTATTTGAATAAACTAATAGAGGTGGTTGATGATAGTTAAAGTATTTCTTACATTAGATATTGACGAGGAAGAGTACCCAATACCTGTGGACGGTTTCATTGACCCAGAGATAGAGGACGCAATGAATGATTTTATTCACGATGTGGACGGTATAAGAATTAGAAACATGAAGATAATTACACAGGAGCAGACATGAAAATTTTAAAGAGACTGCCTGAGTTTCGTATGAGCCATTGGTTATTACGTATACCTTTAGTTGTTGTATTTGCACAACAGGGTTTAGATAAAATGCCAGTGGATGCAGAGACAGCAGCTTCCTTTGACTTACCTTATTTGGTATGGTGGGTAGTTGCATATGGAGAACTAGGTGCAGCTATAGGATTATTATTTGGTGGTCTTTTTTACATAAAAGATTTCACTGACTGGATAACAGAGATAGGAGATATATTAACTAGGTTTAGTGGGTTTACTATCGGCTGTATTATGACAGGAGTTATATGGATAGCTCAACCAGAAAGTTTATTGGACGTTATACTATATGATAACTTTCACGTAATGCTCTGGGTGGGTGGATTATATTTTGCATTGAGAGGAAACAGAACATGAACAATTATTTACCAACAGACTACCAAGCATTTATACACACCTCTCGTTATGCTAGGTGGCTAGAGACAGAACAAAGACGAGAGAGTTGGAGTGAGACAGTAGAACGTTATATGGATAACATTGTACGTAAGATTGTAGGGGATGATAGTTACATCAATCAAATACGTGATGCTATACTTAGCTTAGATGTAATGCCTAGCATGAGAGCAATGATGACAGCAGGGGCAGCAGCAGAACGTGATAACATTTGTATGTACAATTGTTCATACCTTCACGTAGATCATCCCTATGCCTTTGATGAAGCAATGTTCGTACTTCTGTGTGGCACTGGGGTTGGCTTCAGTGTCGAGAGACAGTTTATCTCTAAACTTCCAGAGATACCACAACTGTTCGACAGTGATACTACCATTGTGGTAAAGGACAGTAAGGAAGGGTGGGCTAAATCTTATCGGCAACTACTAGCACTCCTATGGGCAGGGGAGATACCTAAATGGGATGTATCTAAAGTACGTCCTGCAGGTTCTCGACTAAAGACATTCGGTGGTAGAGCCAGTGGACCTGCACCTTTGATTGATCTGTTTAACTTTACAGTACAGACATTTAAAAATGCACAGGGTAGGCAGCTTAGTTCACTTGAATGTCACGACATGATGTGTTTCATTGGGCAGATAGTTGTAGTCGGTGGTGTTAGACGTAGTGCCATGATCTCTCTGAGCAACCTGAGTGATGATCGTATGCGTCATGCTAAGTCAGGTCAATGGTGGAACGAGGCTGCACACAGGGCGTTAGCTAATAACAGTGTGTCGTATACAGACAAGCCAGATTCAGAGACATTCATGCGTGAGTGGTTGGCACTAGTAGAAAGTAAGTCAGGTGAGAGGGGGATATTTAATCGTGAAGCATCTAAGAAACAAGCTGAGAAATATGGCAGACGTGATCCTAACTTTGAGTTCGGAACTAACCCTTGTAGTGAAATTATCTTACGGTCAGGCCAAGTATGCAATCTTACAGAGGTTGTGGTACGAGCCACTGACACGATTGAAGACTTGGAACGAAAGGTTAGACTGGCTACAATTCTTGGAACTATACAGTCTACATACACCAAGTTCCCATATCTGCGAAAGGTGTGGCAACGAAATACAGAAGAAGAACGACTGCTCGGTGTGTCTCTCACAGGGGTAATGGACAACCCATTAATGACAACAAAGAACAAAGGATTGGATAAGACACTTGAACACTTACGTAAAGTTGCAGTTGACACTAATGCTATGTGGGCTGACCGCCTTGGTATTAATCCTAGTACAGCAATATCGTGCAACAAACCATCGGGAACTGTATCACAACTCGTGGACTCAGCCAGTGGGATACATGCACGTCATAACGACTATTACGTTAGAACCGTTAGAGGAGATAACAACGATCCCCTTACAACCATGATGAAGGATCAGGGTATACCTGCTGAACCTTGTGTGTTTAATCCTGACACTACTACAGTGTTTAGCTTTCCAATGAAAGCACCACACAAAGCGGTTACTCGTAATGATCTGTCAGCAGTTGAGCAGCTAGAGACATGGCTAATGTATCAACGCCATTGGTGTGAGCATAAACCTAGCGTCACCTGTACTGTGCGTGACGATGAGTGGCTAGAGGTAGGAGCATTTGTTTACAAACACTTTGACGAGATGTCAGGTGTGTCATTTTTACCACACTCTGATCATACTTATCAGCAAGCACCATATCAGGATTGCACTAAGGAAGATTATCAGGCATTACTAAAGAAGATGCCGAAAGCAATTGACTGGTCATTACTCTCTGAGTATGAGAAAGAAGACGGTACAAGTTCGAGTCAGACGTTTGCCTGTACTGGTGACGTTTGTGAAGTAGTAGACATTGGAGCGTAAAGGAGAAACATATGTTAGAACCAATTAAAGGATCATATTATAGAAAGTTTCAACCGCAGTCTTACAAAGAGAATGATAGTAAAGCTAAGATAGTAATAACAAACTACTTAGAAAATAATGGACACACTATTCTTGACACAGAGGAGGACTATTCTTTTGATATAAAGAGTGAAAAGAATGGTAATAGGTACTACAGTGAGGTAGAGATGAAGAACCAATGGACAGGTGACTGGAATCCTAGATGGGCAGAGATACGAATACCATACCGAAAGTACAGGCTCATCAATAAATACAAACAGATGGAGGGTGACAAAACATTTTGTAACTTTTATATCATACGTAGAGACTGTGAAAAAGCGTGGAGAATAAAAGACTATCAACTCACCAAAGAATGTGCAAAGGAGATATGGTTAGATAATGCTAAACGCTATGAGTATTTCTTTCACATACCGTACCAAGAAGCTGAACTAGTAAACATAGCATAAGGAGAGTAAGATGAAACAATTAACTCGAAAACAACGTGGTCTTGGCAAGTACGATGCACCGCTAAGATACCAACATGATAAAGGTTACAATGATTTTAAACATGGTCGTGTGTTTAATCCATTCCATGAGGACACTATGCAGCACAGGGAGTGGTTACGTGGGTTTAACAAAGCCTACTTTGAGCAACTTAAAAGGGTAAAGGTGTATGAATCTAAAGCAAGAAGCAGATCAATTTCTGGAGGAGAGGTACGGCATGTCTGATTTTAATTCATATCAAAGGTCAGCATCAGGTACAGCAATCTATCCTGAACAACACAGGATTACCTATCCTGCCTTGGGTATGGCAGGTGAGGCAGGTGAGGTAGCCAACAAGGTAAAGAAGCTTATACGAGATGGGCCAGAGAACAGACCTGATACATGGCGAGAGGACATAGCCAGTGAGATAGGAGATGTACTGTGGTACTGTGCTTCATTGGCTAGTGATCTTAACTTATCGTTGGGTATGATAGCTGCACAGAACTTAATCAAGCTAGATAAACGTAAGGACAAGGGAACACTGGGTGGAAGCGGAGACACTAGGTAAAAAAAATGGGGAGCTAAATGCTCCCCTTTGCTTTTGTTATAGTCTCTCTTGAAACATACTTCCTATCTTTGTCAGTGTCTCTAAGACCATTGTTGATTTTTCAGCATCATCTCCTGTGATCTCTGGATACTCCCCAAACCTAGCCTCATATTCTTGTACCGCTAGTTTTTGGAATCCAGACTTGAGCTTTCTAAACTCCATAACAGCCCTTACATAAGGAGTTGTTTTAGAATAGCCAATGTCTTTTAACAGAGATTTTACCTCAGTAACCTGAGACTTTACAAACTCTTTTATATAATTGTTTACATGTTTATCTTCTGATACCTTACGCCTGTAACTGTCTGCTTTTTTTATAGGAGTTCCATCTGGAAGAAAACCGTTTTGATAGTTTGCTCTTATGCTTTTCTCAAACTCTTTAGCAGCTTGTGTTATCATGGGTAGTTGTTCTAATAAAATACTATTCTCAAAGTTTTCTATAGATGGTACTTTACTTTTACTAGCCAAGTCATAGCTATCAAAACCCATTGCCTTTAGATACTCTGCGTACTCAGCGTCAGCAGTTCTTTGACCTAAACCAAATAGTAATCTTTGCATAGGTCTTACACGTCTGGACTCAGGGTCAAATATGTCTACTCTACTAGGCACACCAGACTCCTCTTCAGGAGTTACATTTATACCTCTGTTCCCCAATGCATACTTCTTTGTAGTTTTAAGAAAGGTTTCAAAACCACCAAGGCTAGGGTCAGGTCTATGATCTAGGTAATCCAAGGAACGAGAACCACCTGCTCTCTGTGCCTCTATAGCCTGTCCAAATGGAACAGCCCATGTACCTAGATATTCTCCTAATGCTCTACCTGCTGCCCTACCTAGATTTTCCGTTGCCATAATATCGGAGCTACCATCTATTATATCTGCAACCTCATCTAAAATAGCATGACCTGAACCTCTTCTAAAGTTTGATCCAGTAAAGGTTTCTATAAACTCACGTGCATCAAAGAAATCACTGAACGTTCCTTTTTCTATCTGCCTTGTAGCCTCTCCTAAATACATGTACTGTGATAAAGGAAACTGAGGTTTAATATCTAGCACTACTCTAGAGCCATCCTCTTCAGTTCCTGTATACATTTCATTAAAACTAGCAGGTACATCCCCTGCAAATCCTGCTCTATATTGATATGCTGCACCTACGGTAGCCATAGACATGAGAGCATCAGACATTGATTGCTGTAGTGAATCTGGGTCTTCTTCATCCTCTGTCAATGCACTGAGTACAGCTAATCCTGTACCACCACCACCTAATACTCCTACAGCATTACGACTAATTCTCTGTCTGTCTTTTGTTGTAAGTGGACCTCTATACTTTTTATCTACTAGACCCATTACCTTTCTGGTAACTACAGGTATACTACCACCTGCGTACTGACCCATAAGTTCCATAGAGTTAAACATAAATCTAGGAAACGGTATGGCTACAGTTAAACCATTACGTGTTATAAAACTAGATATGTTTCTGAACAGAGGAACGTCTGGTGTTTTTGCGTAGGTAACGTCTAATGACTTTGTTACTGACTCATCAATTAAGTCAATAAAACTTCTAGCATTATTAGGCTTTACATCAGAGGCATCATTCATTAATGATCTTAATTTACCCTGCTGCAAAGCGTCAAACAAATCCATGTCGTACTCACGTCTTACTAGTCTCTCTAACTCACCTAAAAATGTAGCACGTCTTACTAAAAATTCTTGCCAACGGTTAGGCATATTCAATGCTTGTACAACGTCTTCAGTTTCACTAAGTATTTTGTCTACTACAGTACCACTTCCTCTACCTTGAGCCATTTGAATTTCATTAAGGTTATCAAACATCCTGTTAAACTGTTGATCAAATTCTGGTCTGTCTAGTATTAAATCTACAAAACCTGCTACCTCATCTGGTCTACCATTAAACATGTATTTATGTACGTTAAAACTATCTTTCCAATTCTGTGGGCTTATCAAAGATAGAGCACCTGCACCATAACCTTTGTTAGATACGTTCCATAATGCAGTGTCAAACACATTTGCTAAAGATTCTAGAGGACTACGAACAACAGCAGACTCTAAGTTACGTGCAGCAGTAGCAAGTTGTGATACAAGAAGACCCCTTCTTATACCCTCTATTCGTACAACAAATTTGCGGAAGTCTCCCTGTGCGTCTGCCATTGCCTTTACTATAGCGTCATCTTTCTCAGACATAGGGCGTACACGTTTAATACGTGACAGTCTCTCTAAAACCCTACCTGCATCAGAACCAGACCCAACTACAGACAAAACATAATCCTCAAATGATAGACCGTACTTATCTAAATCATCAATTAAATCTTGACCATCAAGCTCAATGTCTTTTGATACTGTCAATCTAAATAGATTATCTATTACTGTATCGTTCTCATCCCAATCATTTTTAAACTTTCTTTTGTAGTCACTTGCTATAGCTACTATACCATCCAACTTTTCTGGTTTTAATATAGGTATAGTTATTTCGTCACCGCCAACGGCAAGATCCGCAAACTCACTCATTCTAATATCTGCTGAACCAGTAGCTACTTGTCTTCTACTTGTTCTCTCAGCGTCAGCAACTCGTTGTGTAGTTTTCTTACCTACCTCTCGTGTTTTCTTTGTGTCTAACACAAGCACACCGTCAACTACTTTTGATATACTTACCTCTTCACCTGCCCTGTCACTTAGCTTCCTTTCAGTTTGTAGTATCATGTCTTCCATCATGTCAGCATTTTCTGCTGCTACTTGTGCGGCTAAGTTTTGCTTGTCTGCTGTAGCTTCACGTGTTGCCATCTCTGCACGTTCAGGACTCATCTTCTCTGCACGTTTTAATTGCTTCTGTTCTTTCTTATATTTTCTAGAAAGACCTGCCGCTGCACGTTTCGGTGCTAATGAATACGCAACATTTATAGCTGATGTTACTCTTCCTAATGCAGGAATTGTCTCAGTAAACTCTAAAAATGTACCCATATTACCTGCTATAATGTCGGCTAATTCTTTTTCATTTTTAGCCAAACCCTTACGTCTATCAGACATAGCAAGATTTATACCTTTATAAACAAACTTTCCTAGTTTAGGTATTGGAC